TTTTGATAATAAGGTAATTGCTTCTGACCTTGGATATTTTTGGTCAGGAATTGTCGCTTAATTAGTTAAATGAAAGGAGTGGGACTTTTGACGGTCTCACTCCTTTCCTATTATTAGGAGAAATAAATGCCAGTAGTAAATAGAATTTCAAGAGGTGAAATTTCGGTAGGTGCAATCGTTGGCTCAACTGGCGATTTGACCTACGGATTTGATTTCGGAACTGCCTCAGTAGACCCTGCCTCAATCGCGGCAACTACAAGGGGTTCAGTAACTTTTACTCTTACGGGTGCTAAGACAACCGACATCATTATCGTAAATCCACCATCAAACCTGAATGATGACTTGATTTTTGCAGGTGCGGCTATCACAGCGGCAAACACAGTATCAATTTATCTTTACAACCCAACAGGGGACGCAATCGACGACACAGCAAGAACATTTTCTTATGTGTGGATAGATATGACTGCATAGCATGAAAGCACAAATTCTAAAATCAATGATTGTTGATGGTCGCAAACTTGTGGCTGGAGACATTATAGAAGTCAAGGGATGGCGTCATGCTAAGTCCTTGGCTAATAACCGCTACATCAAATTGATTGAAGATGATGTAGTTGAAGAAAAAGTAGCAGAGGCTCCAAAGCCAAAGGCTACAAAGAAAACAAAAGAAGTCGCTGAATAGTGCGAAGGGCGATTCGCTAAAATGGGTCGCCCTTTCTTTTCTTAGGAGTTTATATGGCAGTATCACATCAAAGAGTTTCAGTCGGAACAACCGCTACAAAACTAACTGCTGACGCGGACGGACGCGACGGACAGACAATTAACATCCAAGTTCCCACATCGGGGGCTACCGTCTATCTAGGCGGGTCAGGAGTGACGACAACCAGTTATGGTTATGAATTATTAGGCGGAACCAGTTTCTCCGTCGAACTACAACAGGGAGAACAAGTTTTTGGTGTTGTAGCATCTAGCACACAGACTGTGAATGTATTTAGACAAGGCGCCTAAAACATGGCTTTACCCGCATCGTTATCGACTTGTACCGTTGTTGGGACTTATGTAGATTTAAGCGGTAACCCCGTTCGTGGCTCTCTCAACATAACGCCCCAAACAATTCTTAAAGAAACAACAGCCAATGTAATTATTATGCCCGTTGTAATTCAAAAAACTTTTGATGATACGGGTTCCTTTTCTGTTGTTCTACCAGTCACTAACGATACAGATGTAACACCTCAACCTTTTATTTATACTTTTGAAGAAAATTTTACTAGCGGACGCACAATAGAATTGGCTTTACCTTTATCGGTGGCAGGAACAACACAAAATTTAGCCGACCTTTTACCCGCTCTTGAATCTGCTGAAGCGGCGTCTTTTGTAACAGTAGACCAATATCAAGCCCTTTTGACCCGATATAACGATGCAGAAAACATCCGAGTTTTAGTTGTAGATGCTGATGAAGAAGCCGATGACGCTCATAGTCATGCCACGGACGCCGCGACAGCGGCGAGCGCTCTTGCCACTTACAATTCAAATCAGTTAATGATGATGGGGGTCTAAAGTGGCAGAACCTTATGTACCCATAGCAAGGCATACAACAGCAAGCGCACTTCTAGCAGAATTAGAAGTTACAACTGATGATGCAGAAACCTATACAGATGATTTAGAAACTGCGGTTGCTAATGCTCTTACTCATAAACAAACAGCAGAAAATCTTGTTGCTGAAAGATTTGAACTTGTATTTTTGGTAGGTGCATAATGGCTCTTGCCGCTTCTTTAACTACTATAACAATCACAGGCAATTATGTAAATTATGAGGGTACTGCAATTCAAGGTCAGGTGCGTTTTACCTTAGGAGATGTTCTCCGTAACGGAACAGATGACCAAATGGTTGCCCCCTCTACTATTGTCGTTGCTCTTACCGCTGGTGCTTTCTCGGTCACTCTACCCGCTACAAATGACCCTGACATCGTTCCCAATCCTTTTACCTATACTGTTGAGGAATCCTTCGCTGGAGGGCGTACATACACAATTTCGGTACCTTATGACAGCGCTGGCTCCCTTGATTTAGCCGATATAAGCCCAACTCCGACTCTTGCAGAAAACTTTGTGCAGTTAATTGACGAAACGACTTTTGCAGACCTTGAAGATGATATTGACACTCTTGATACACAAATAAATCAAACCACAGATAAAATTCTTGCTTCAGGAAAGTATTGGTATATCCCTAGCACTTATGCTACATACACAGCGTTAGATACTGCTTTTGCTACCTATACAGCCTTGACCGCTGGAACTTATAGTTTAGATGGCGCAGATATTTCTGCCTTCGTCACCTTGGCTGAAGCATCAGAGGCAAGCGCCCAAGCAAGCGCAACAACAGCCACAAATAACGCGACTGATACAATCAGTCCATTACTTCTAATCGGAGGATAACCGCATGGCAACAACCTACAAAGTCTTAGGGCAGTCAAACCCTGCCGCTACGACTAATACCACGCTGTATACCTGTCCCGCATCAACACAAACGGTTATCTCTACCATAACAGTTACCAACCAAGCGGCGTCATCAGGCACATACAGAATCGCAGTTCGCCCAAACGGAGCGACCTTAGCAACCGAACACTACTTAGTTTATGATGTAACAGCGCCAGCAAACTCAGTCACCGCTTACACCCTAGGTATTACTATTGACGCTTCAGATGTAATTACAGTCCGTGCGTCATCCGTAGATTTCTCATTCAATGCGTTCGGAAGCGAGATAGCATAATATGGCAATAACAACCAATGGCAAAGTATCAATCACAAACTTACAGGTTGGTAGTTCATCCGACCTAGCAAGCATCATCTCTGATGAATCAGGAACAGGCGTTCTTGCTTTCACTACTAGCCCAACTTTTACAACTCCAGCACTAGGTACACCATCTGCTCTTGTATTGACAAACGCAACTGGAACACCATCTTCAATCACGCTCACAAACGGTACAGGTCTACCAGTAAGCGGAATCTCAGCATCAACTTCCGCGGCTATTGGTGTAGGAACTATTGAGTTAGGTCACGCAACCGATACCACAATCTCACGCGCATCTGCTGGTGTTATTGCTGTTGAAGGCAACGCAGTTCTTGTTTCAGGTGGCGCTCTTGGTACTCCATCAAGCGGAACTCTGACAAATGCTACTGGTTTGCCAGTAAGCGGGATTACTGCTTCGACATCTACCGCGCTTGGCGTGGGAACAGTCGAACTTGGTCACGCAACAGATACCACTATTGCTAGAGGCTCCGCAGGTGTTGTAACCATTGAAGGTGTGAATGTTGTAACGACATCTTCAACAGATACGCTTACTAATAAAACCTTAACAAGTCCAATTTTGACAACCCCTGATATTGGCACTCCTTCAAGCGCAACTTTAACTAACGCAACAGGCTTACCAATTTCAACAGGTGTATCAGGACTTGGCTCAAATGTCGCCACACTTCTTGCTACGCCATCAAGTGCCAACCTTGCCTCTGCGATAACAGATGAAACAGGTTCAGGCTCTTTAGTCTTTGGAACTAGCCCAACAATCGGCACACCAGCAATTACTGGTGGAACTCTTGCTGATGCAGTTATTAAGGGTCTTGAAGAAGATGTAAATGTTGTGGCTTCTGCGGCAACTGGAACTATCAACTTTGATTTATCTACTGCCTCAATTTGGTACTACACCTCAAACGCAACAGCGAATCACACTCTTAACTTTAGATATTCAAGTGGTGCTTCTTTGGACTCTGTTTTAGCAACTGGTGATTCAATTACCGCAGTATGGTTAAACACTAATGGCAGTACTGCTTACTATCCAAATGTTATTAACATTGATGGAAGCGCAGTAACTCCCAAAGTTCCTGCGGCGATTACTGCTGGTAATGCCTCGGCTATTGATGCGTATTCCTTCACTATTATTAAAACTGCTTCGGCAACCTTCACAGTATTAGAAACTCAACAAAAATTCGCGTAATCTAGGAGGGAGTAGATAATGCCAATTTTAGGTAGCACGGCAAGTGGCGCGGTAAGAGGATTTGGTCGAAGTCTTGGCGCAGGTTCCGTTGCTGTTGAACTGTTGATTATCGGTGGCGGCGGCGGTGGCGGCGGCGGAAATTCGGCTGGCGGTGGTTCAGGAGGTGCTGTTTATCATAGTTTTGAATTAAGCGCACTCACAAATCTTTCAGTAGGCGGGGGTGGTGCGGCTGGTAGCAATACTGGTACCGCTTCAACTTTTGGCAATACTATAACTGCTGACGGTGGTGGCACAGGACAAGGAGAAGGTAGCGCTGGTGTCTCAGGTGGTTCAGGTTCAGGTAGGTCAGGACCTTCAGTTGGTTCTGGACCTACGGCAAATCAAGGAACGGGCGGAACTCTTCGATACGGGTCTGCTGGTGGTGGAAATAATCAGAGTAACTATGTTAGCGCTGGTGGCGGTGGTTTAGGCGCAGTTGGTAATGCTAGTTCAGGAAATTCAGGTAATGGCGGTGACGGATTTACTACATACGCAACTTGGATAAATGCTATTAAAAACACCATGGGTGGCAATTTTGCTAATGTTGTTACCGCTAATGGTGTAATCGGTGGCGGCGGTGGCGGAAGCCGTGACCCAAATTTAGGCGGAGGTCCAGGAAATGGTGGAGCAGGGGGTGGCGGTAATGCCTCTAACCGAAATAGTAATGCTGGTGGAAATACTGGCGAAGCCTCTACTGGAAGCGGTGCTGGTGGTGGTGCTGATGGGCGAAGCGGAGGAGGCGGTATTTGTATTGTTAGAGCCGCTTCTCCATTAACAACTACTGGCTCTCCAAATACTGCCAATTCGGGCGGATATTATTATTATGCTTGGACAGGTTCAGGAAGCGTGGCTCCATAATGGCACATTTCGCTGAATTAGACGAAAATTCTTTTGTAAAAAGAGTTCTTGTCGTACACAACAATGAACTTTTAGACGAAAATGGCATTGAACAAGAACAAAAAGGAATAGACTTTTTATTTAATCTTTTTGGTGGAAATTGGGTTCAAACTTCATATAACAATAATATAAGAAAATGTTATGCTGGAATAGGTCATTTTTATGACAGTAACCGTGTTGTTTTTATACCTCCTCAAAAATTTCCTAGTTGGACATTCAATGAGATAACATGGACATGGCAAGCACCAGTCCCAATGCCAACGGAGGGTTATTATGTTTGGAATGAAGAACTCCAAAACTGGATTCAACAAGCAGAATAAAATCATGTTTACAGATACTACAAATTCAGATTTAGAACATCCTCAACCCGCGTCTTATTTTTTACCTGATTGGTACAAAGAAATGGACTCTTATTTGAATAAAGAAAGAAAACCAACAGGTAACGGAACTACTGCTGTCACAATAAAAAAATGTATGCCTGTATTTGATGCGATAACTGCTGGTTACATTATTACTTTACCTGCCGATGTTTGGGTTTCAATAAAAGAAACAAACGGCGTTAAGGAACAGTACTTCGAATGGTCTAATTTAGGTCTTATTTCTTTTCACCCTATTCAACAAGCGCCTAATCACCCTATGGTGAAACCTTATGCTTATCCAAAAATAATGAATCCATGGAGTATAAAAACCCCTAAAGGTTATTCTGTATTGATTGTTCAACCCTTTCACAGAGAATCTATTTTCACCATTTTGGCGGGGGTTGTTGATACCGATACATACACCGCGCCAGTTAATTTTCCTATGGTTATTAACGATTCTAATTTTGAAGGTTTAATCCCTCTAGGAACTCCTGTTGCTCAAATTATTCCTTTCAAAAGAGAAAAATGGAAAAAAAGTATTGGAAGTTTCAAAGAAACGAACAAAATCAAAAATGTAAATCAAAAATTAGAATCTAAATTTTTTGATAGATATAAAACATTCTTTTGGACTAAAAAAGAATATAAGTAGTGAGGAAATAAAATGTCAGGAACAACGACAAAAGGTTTGCGTTATCCTACCGCTGGAGATAACCCTGCCGTACATACCGACATCCTTAATCTAGCCACGGATGTAGATACTCTCCTTGATACCTACATAGGTCAGACAAACTTAGTAAGTATTGTCTTTGAAGGCACTACGGCAGATACGGCTGAAACTACCCTTACGGTTGTAGACCCATCAACTGATAGAGTAATCACTCTTCCCGATGCTACGGGAACAGTTATCCTTGATACCGCAACCCAAACACTTAGTAACAAGACTCTTGCTTCGCCAACTTTTACAGGTCAAGTGACTGGTCTTGAAATTGGATTTAGCCAATCAATCGTGTTTGAAGGAACAACAGCCGACTCCCATGAATTGACTTTATCCGCTGGAGAACCAACCTCAGATGTAACAGTCACCTTACCTAATGAAACAGACAAATTAGCAAACGAAAATTTTGTTAGAACATCTGTTCTAATGCTAGGTGGAATGTAATGACCTTCACCTACTCGGGTGACCCAAGCACCTCTACCCGAAACTATGTCCGTTTTCTAATCAACGACACGGATTCGACTGACCCTTTATTTACAGATGAAGAATTGAATCATGTAATCGACGAAGAAGATGACAATGCGTACAACTCAGCGCAAGAATGTGCTGAGATTCTAATTGCCCGTTTTAGTCGTTTGGCAGATAATAGTTCTAAAAGCGTTGGGGATATTTCTGTATCTGAATCTTTTTCTGCAAAAATAACGCAATATAAAGAATTAGCAATTAGTCTTAAACGCCGTAACATGCGTAAGAATCCGCCAGTTCCATTCGCTAATGCTAATGCCCTTAAATCTACAAATGACAGAGATGTAGATGACTTCAATACTGACTTTTATGCGGGTATTCACGACAATCCAAATAATGTTTCTGACAAACGCATAGAAAACTAGGATAGCCAATGGACGCTATCTATACTAAGGTCGCGGAGTTTATGACTGACTCCGTGGTATTTACCGCGAAGGCTTCTGTTGATAAATATAACAAACCTACTTTTAGCGGTAATACAACCGTCACGGGTAGATTGATTTATGACACTACAAAATCTAAAGATGTTCAAGGAGTTGAAGTTGTTGATATTGGACGATTCATTACCTATGGTCCCGCGACCTCAATCACGGTTAGTCATAGGATGGTCGTCGGGGCGGACACTTTTATCATCAATGCGGTAGATAACATCTCAGACGAAAACGGAGCGCATCACACCGTCATAAGATTCGGGCGGTAATTATGGCGAAGTCGTCCTTCAAACTCGACTTATTCGGTGATAAAGAGTTAGTCAATGCTCTCAAGGCTGGTAAAGAAAATACCCCTAGAGCAATAGCCCAAGCAATTTATGAGGAAGCAAATATCATCTTTGCTAAATCTCAGATTTTAGTTCCAGTAGATACAGGCATACTTCGTGGCTCAGGTGGAGTATCTGCCCCACAAATGGGAAGTCAAGGTTATTTTGTAGATATTTTCTATGGTGGTCCCGCCGCACCCTACGCTCTTTATGTACATGAAATTATTGGCAATTACCATAAGCCACCAACACAGGCTAAATATCTTGAGCAACCCGTCGTGGAAGCGATGTCTACTATCCAAGAAAACATAAAGGGTAGAATTATCGACATCATTGAGAAAGGTCACAGGGGCTAATGGCAACGATTCTTGAATCAGTAGGTGATTACCTACAAAATACGGCGAGCGCTTTTGGCGCTCATACCAGCCAAGGCACTCTAGGCACCTCTATATTTTTGGCAGTTTTACCTGAGACCCCCGATGCTTGCGTAGCGATTTATGAAAACGCTGGAAGTTCCCCTACATTCACAATGGGGTCAGGTGGTATCCGTGTTGATTATCCAATGCTTCAAATCATTTGTAGGGCAAGTCGTGAGGATTACCCAACGGCTAGAGACAAGGCAGAAAATATCCGCGTGTTGCTTGCGTCGGTGCTTGAACAAACTGTCTCGGGGGTGCATATTATGAGGATTGAACCTATGGGTTCAGTAAACCTTTTAGGAGTAGACCCTAAATATCGTCCGCTAGTGTCGGTGAATTTTCGATGTCTAGTGCGAATGTAAACGAGGAGCCACAGGCTCCTAGAGAGAGAGTGGTGGACCCGTATGGCAGAAACGCAACGCTCGACGAATTCCAGCGATGCTGGAAATGCGACAGGCTCCTCTTTGAAAACGCAACGCGCCCGTGGAGTATCCGATGCCCCCGCTGTAAATCCAAAAATAAATCGGGATGATTTTCTTTTAGAGTTAGATGCCTTAGTAGG